AGCAAAAACTCTGAAGAAGAGTCACTAATTTTGTATCACACAAATATAGTCACTGCAAGCTTCGTCGCATTGTTGGTCAAACACGGTAGCAGACATTAGCAGATTGATATCAACCATGATGTCCACGTCCACGCAATCAATAAAGAAATCAAGCATTACTCTGACTAGAACATATGCCTTGTCTCCTTTTGGGAAACAAAGAAGAACCTGATGGTTCATGTTTTGGTGAGCAGTCTTCTTTAAGAAACCAACCTCCTCAATAAAGTCGGACTCCGAGCATGCATCGAGGCACGCCCAGAGTCCTGCGTAGTCTAGTGCCCAGTACACAATTCTAGCCTCATCCTCTGGAAAATCCCCTCTTGAACCTCAAGGAGCCTTTGATGCTCTTTCCATTCAGGCTCACCTTCTGTAAGGTAGGCCAGCCTGGGGTGCACTCCATTAGGGTGGACGCACCGTCGATGAGTCTTCTCAAATTTAGGAAGTCCTGCCTCCTTTCGAGCCTGCCTAATTAGGGGACGGCAGGCCAAATCGGTGATCATTCTAAAGAAAACATCTCTATCTGCATCAGTAATGGCACCCGACTTGACGTTCTCTATTCTAGCTAGAACCCTTTTCTCAAGAATGTTATTCATCCTTCGACCCCAAGAAGCGTACGTTGTCTGCCACTACCTCGGTGGCCCAGCGGTCGTTGCCGTCCCGGTCCTGATACTTGCTGGTTCGGATCTTACCTTCAACGTACACCTGCTTCCCCTTGCGGCAAAACCGAGAGACGTTTTCGGCAGTCTTACCGAAGCAGGCAACATTGTGCCACTCGGTGTGGTCAACCCACTCGTCTCCGGCCTTTCGCCTGTCGCTGGTAGCGATGCGCATCTTTGTGACGGCGCCGCGGTTGTCAGGGTCTGCGCCCAAGTTACCTACTAGAATTACTTTATTTACTGACATCTTCTTCTCCTACTGGTTTTTCCAGACATCCTCTGGATTTGATTCTGCACGTTGCCGTGCTTTGTTAAACTCCGTCTGCGTGAGACAGAGAACTACTTCTTCTCCTTCGAAACGAAAGGTCACCATGATGTACTCTTTCGCCGAAAACCTGTGTGCCTGAGTATTCCTTATTCGCTTTGCGGAAAGCTTCTCATTCCTAATGAAGAGGAGGGCTCCGGCGATAAGCAACGTCAGCAGAAATCCTACAAGTACTTGTTCCATGCTCTTCTCCTAAGTCCAAGATGTAACTTGAGCGAGACTGCCCATGTTCTTCATCATTATGTCGTACTCTGCACGCAGAGCAGTCGCGGTCTTCACGGGCATGTTCTCGAAGGTAATCACCTCCTCGTCATCGGCCCCAAGCCGGAAGCCCTTCTGAACTTTGTAGTGGGCACACATATGCCTTACCCAGTTTACAATCGCAATACGCAACCCTTGCGGGACCGCTGCCAAATTAACTACCATCATCTATCTTCTCCTTTGCTAACACACACTCGGATGGCCACACCCATCCAGAATGACCGGCCCCACAAGACCATCCGCCTTGGGGACCCTTTTTAAAAATTGAGGCACGGTGCATCTCACCACGTCGAGGCATCCTGCATCCACGAGCCAAGCACTCCGAACCCTCTTTGGACCAAATCACTATCACTTTTGAATCCACACCAACATGACAATAGCGAGCATTGCCAAGACACTTATTATAAAACTTACTGAAGCCAATCTACCACCTCTCTAGTCTTGATTCCAATCCAAAAAGACCACATCGGAACCACTGCGTTACCAAGGCACTTGAGTCTTGATACACGATGAGGAACCGTTCGGGGCTGCACTGTTCTCGCGAGACCAAGCTCCCAACTCTGGGATGTCATTTCACCCTCGTATGACCAGCCATGAAACCCATGAGAAGCTCTACCCACTCTGGGTTCAGGGGCCCACGTGCCTGAGCGTTCAATGGCTCCGAGTTCCTCCTGAGTTGGGAGGCAGAGCCGTTGTTCTTTGAATCCTGAACTGTCGGAGTACTCCATACTCGACGTTGTAGTCCGTGCTTCGCTGGATTCTTCCCTCCCGATGGAGACGCTCCCTCGCACGCTCTGGGAGTTGGCCACAACTTCTCCAGCCTCTTCCGAGACCTGCCTCCCCCGTCCAGACCTATCGAAGTGGGCGTAGGCCAGAGACCGTGCCTCGCCATGTGACGAAGAGACGGCCTGCCCGCAGTCCGGTACGTCGTCCCGTCTGGCCTCTTCCCGTTGTTCGATGTCCCGGAAGGGGAGGCGCTGGGCGTTGGGTATATAGGCGATGCACCACCAACGTCTTCTTTGATGTGGGGCACCGACATCGGAAGCGGAGAGCATACCCCACTCCGCATCGTACCCGAGGCTGGCCAAGCCCCCGAGTACAACTCCGAGCCCTCGTGTTCGGATTGCGGGCACGTTCTCCAGCACGACGATCGGTGGTCGTATCTCGCGAATGATTCGAAGAGCTTCAAACCAGAGGCCCGATCTCGCGTCTTCGAGACCCCTGCCTTTTCCTGCCACACTAATTCCCTGACAGGGGAATCCTGCGGCAAGCACATCGACGGGTTCAAGGTTGTGGGCTCCTGCTTGCCGGATGTCGCAAACATCTCGACTTGCTTTGGGCCAATTTTTTTGGAGGACTTGTCTTGCATAGGTATCTATCTCCACTTGCCACACAGTGGTGGCTCCAAGGGAGGCCTCAAGACCAAGCTCAAGACCTCCTATTCCGCTAAAGAGACTACCGAGTCTCATTGGTTTCCCCATCTCATGACGGGCTCGCTCACCTGAGTGCAAGAGCGAAGCATGTCGTCAACCCGGTCTTTCGACAGAATGGTGCGAACTACGGCAAGCCTTACCCTTCTCTCCATACCGAGGGTACGAACACCCATATGGACCAAACTGCCACTTCCATTCGGCTCTTTGCTGACGAAGGCAATATACTCTACCCCTACCGTAACAGACTCACCTCTGTTGTTTATGGGAAGCTTTATCATACTCACTGCCCACCTCCTGCTAGCACTTCAGTCAGACTGTCATACCATCCGTCCAGAACCTCCTCGACTTCTCCGGGATGCCCGTGATGCTCAAGGATGCCCCTCACCCATGCCTTTAGTTTGGGCTCGATGCTCGTAAGATGGCTATCGAGTTCAGTAAAGAACTTGTCTGGGTCCATCCCCCAATCACCCACGCCGTCTCGAACCATAGAATGTTCGGCAGAAGAGTCCACGGCATCCAAAATTTCCTCTCTAGACATTGTTGACATTGCCTTGCCCAGCCAATCTGCGAACCTGTCCTGCTGCTCCTTCCATAGCCTCCTGTAGTAGCCATGCCTCTTACTCTCTATAGAGATAAAGCTCTTGTCATGAACCTCACCGTAAGCGTAGGGGAACCAAGGCATCGCATCCATGGCCGCACTCAATAAACCAGCAGACATCCCCATGTCATCCATGAGGTCATTATCCCAATAATGCTTTACTATTTCAAGATGACTACTATGCATTACACACCTCCATTGACTCAGGTAGAATGTCCCTGAGCATATTCAAATCATTCACACTTCTACCACCGATGTTCCATTGGGTGATAGGACCCTGTACCCCAGCACTAGGGCCGTTCTTCCAATTGTAGACAGTCAATACCACGCCGTTGGTAAATTCAATCACCCACTCGAAGTCAACCTTCCCATAGTCCTGACTCAATAGGGGCTCACCGAAACATTCTATCAGTTCCAGAAAGCCACACCGGAGTCTCCCAACGCGATATGTCCCGTCAGAATCAGTGGTCTCATCATTCACATTCATTGCTACACTCATGCTGCACCCCAAGGAAAGTCATGACCACCAAATTCGTGGGACTGTTTAGACACGCACCACATGTGCATGCTGTTCACGAAGCGGATGCCCTCCGAAACCCAGAGGGAGTCGCCCTCCCCCTCCGTCACTGTCCACATGTGACGCTCTGGACTTTTAGGATCAAGCCCTCGGGCAGCATCCATGGCATCTTGGTAGTTCTCAAAGTAATCCCCGTTGTTGTCGGGCGATATGAATTCAAAATTATCTAACACTACACACCTCTCATCAAATCATTCAAACGTTTACGGTCATTGTCAGTCAGGGGCCTCTTCATTCTAGAGCCCGACAGTATCCTCATGTAATGAAGGCGATCCACTAGGACACCGCGCTCAATACCCGTGATGTCACTCATCTCTCGAATCGTTACACGACCCGACTCGAATAGTAAGTGCATCAAATCGTAGAAGTCCCACTTCGTATAGCAGTCACGACTATCCGTGAACCGGCGGATTGACTTCTCAATCGCACGGCCCGTCACTGCTGAACAGTTTCTTTTTGACATTTTCAACTCCAAGTTTTTGCTGGGCCACCGCCCGGCCACCGTGTGGCTTCCATAAGTATAATCTTTGCGATTAATTATTGCAAACGAAAATTCGCGAACAAACGGACAGCGACAAATAATCAGTAAACGGCCAACGGTACCGGTAGCGCGTGCCGCTGATATTTAGGCTTGGACCATTGTAAATCACAAAGTGGCTATAGTGGCTTCTTGTTTTATTTACTTAAAGAAGAAAAATAGGGTAAAAATAACCAGAATACACGTATATAGAGAAAGGTTTGCAAAGTAGGGTAGCCACGGTGTCACGGTGGTTTTATGTTATGTTTTGTAACATTACACTGTTAGGTTGTGCAACATTGCGCCATGGGCTGTTCACGCTCGTTCAGCATGCAAAACATGCTGTTCTCGTGTCCTAATGAACCATAAACACTATCATCTTGTATCAAGGCAGTTGCATGCCAAGCACCAGAGAGCTCATGAGCACTCATTCTCGTGTCCTGATGAACCATATCACTATCATCCTCGTGTGACATCGCGTTTTCGTGCGAGATGCCATCGTTCTCGTGTCCTGATGAACCATATCACTATCACGCTGGCCGGGGTCGCGGCATGCGGGAGGTCCGGCCAAACTTGTCGCGTCCTGGAGGCGGCCCTTGACGTGTCAAGTTTTGTCACCAGGACGGGGTAAAAAAAAGCCCCCTCTCGGGGGCGTTGGTTACATGACTGCGCAACTACTAAAAAAGAGGGCAATCGACAAGAGGCATAATAGGCCCACGTACCCGACTATTGTCTCCATGATGACCGTTCCCACTGGCATACCATAATGCAAGGATGAGGGTGCCACCGCTCGTGGTCTGCAATCAAGTGCTGCTCGTCTGACATTAATTGATGAAGCCCAATGACGGGCAGTTCTGAAGAGTTTACGGCGCAACCGAATAGACGCGTATCGGGCCGCACGGGTGCCGTCTTTTCAATATCGTATTGAACCGGCGGGCGGCTAAGAATGTATGGAAGTCGGCACCTCATTCCGTACCCCCTTGATAGCTCCGGAGTTGTTCCAGTAAACAATCTAGGGTGTCCTCTTTCAAACAATCTACAGCGCCCTCTATGCCCCGTTGTCTAATCTTGGCAACCATTCCTCCGTCTTCTAATTGTCGGAGTAGCCCACCTTTACGGGGGCGGCTCAAGGTATACCAGATGGCTATTGCTTCCTCTTTTTTAAAGCTCATTCCGCACCTCCTTTCCGCCCGTCATTTAAGAGGGCGCTCCATTGGTGGTCGCCACTGTGTCGATAGGTGCCGCACAGTACAGAGACCATTGTAGCGAAAGCGTCAACCGCCGCATATGTCCTCGCGTCAGTCCTCATAAGGGAGCCCATCGGACCCCAAAGGGAAGACGAGCCGCCCGGAAGGCATCGGTGCCACCGTAGCCGCTCGAATACGGCCCTCTGTGTTTCCGTTGCATCTTTACGGGGTCGCTTGATTAATCGGAGGCCGCCGCGCGTTGTCGTGCATCCGTTGAACCACTCCCGGACCTCTTCAGTCGTTGGGCGCTCCTCTTCGTCAAGCCAGTTGATACGGGGAATGAACCCGGTCATTAGTCCGATACAGTATTCCTTCTTGTCTTCCATGCTACACCTCGCCCTTGTCCCAAAAATATTCGATGATTTCCCCGCTAGTGCGGGCGGATTTTACCATGCGCGGCGGCGCATGACACACCCGGCATATAGCGCCCCCACCGTCTATCTCGGATAGCTCGTACTCTTTCCCCCTTGACCCGCTTTGGGTAATCCTCTTAACGTTATACGTCTTGCCTGATATTTTTACAGCAATTGGTAATCGCATACTACACCTCTTCAAATAGGCCCCCCTTGCGGGGGGCGTTGGTTTATCGTTTGTTTGCTCTTAGTTTAGAAACCGCCGCCGCGGCGGTGCTCCCTTTGGGCTGCGTTGCATGGATAAGCAACGCGAACGAGTCGCGACCATAGGCCGCAAGGGAATCGTCCTTATCAATCTCTAAGCCCAAACGGTGCGCGTCCTCTTCCGAGTAAACTACCCGCGCCGTCCTCATCCCCAAGGTTTCCGCCAGCCTGTCATGGGTCCCGCCCATGGAGGCAATGAGCCGGAAATTCGTTGGCTTGTCTTCCATGCGTGCGACAAGAGGCAACGCCTTTGTATATGCGTACACCGTCCATAGCGGCCGCATGCGTGCAACGCTTGCCCATGCGTTCAGATATCGCAGCGAGTAAAAGTCACCCGAGATATGAGGGCGAACGAGCCCAGTCCCGTCCGGACCGTGCATACGTTTCGGCATCTTTGATTCCAGAGAATCGAGAATCAACCGGGCGGGGGCCTCACTTGCTTTTAGCAAGGCAAGGTTTCGATGTCGCGCGGTGTACGTTGCTTTGTATTGCGCCTCTTGTGAGGCACTGAAGCAACGGAACACGGTATCGGGACCGTCTACAATCTTGCGGGTACCGTCATCCTGCAGGACTGCGCGAGCGTGGCAGTCCTTTGCAAATGGGCAAGTGTACCCGGCTGGTAGGCTTATACTGTAGACGCGTCGCGTGCTGTCTAACTTCGTAAACTTGCGATTTGTGGCGCTGACCTGTAATAGGTTACCCATTACAGCACCTCCTTGTTTCCGGGAAGATATGCCCAGCCCGGCGGGGCGGTGTTGGCTAGTCTGCTATGGAAAGCGTGGATAGCTTCCGATTTAGTCTTGCAGTACACGCCGGATACAGCGTGTCCCGGTGTATTTAGGCTGTAGGCCCAAACAACCCAAGGTGTATAGGGCTCGGTTTCCCAATGGCACAGCACAATATGATCCTTGTCGTTGTCGCCACGCCGCTGTGCACTTGCGTGCACTATCGCGCCATTAATTAGACGCATTCCGACAAACGGCTTCCCGGGCCACACCCCACCCGCTATCAGTTTGTCTATTCCTTGGTTGTCTAGGGTCCCCCATGGGGCGACCATTGGACTCGGTATTTCGTACTTACTCATCTTCTTTCTCCTTGCAAAGTTAACAGCCTCGAAGGCTAAACAGTAAACGACTACGATGTAAAGCAAAGCGCCCCACACGAGACAGTCATTTATAATTATGGACACTGGGCCCTCCTTGTTTGTATATACACCTTAGTCTTTTATGTTAGGTATTGCAACCCCTATTCGCTGTATGTCGTCCCTTTTCTTTTCTTTTTCCTTCCAAGGATCGCGTCAAAAGAGAGCGCCAAAACCCCACCCAAATCAGGCACCTGTAAAAATCCGACAGACCTCCGCCAGGACCCCATGCGATTTGGGGGCTTCCCCCCTTCACCATCACACCATTATAATAAAGTACCCCCTCTCAAACCCGAGACCCATTTTTCAAAAATACAATATTTACAAAACCCAACAATTGAGCTAGATTCGCACCATGTTTTACGATACAGGCAGATGTCTTGGTTCAATGGCCACCCCGAATAAATTGAGGGAGCGCACTTTAGATCCGTTGTGGCACATACTTTTGCATGAAAAGGGTGGATATAAAGAGGTAGATATTCCGGGCAATGGCCGCAAGTTGTTGGTGACTTTATCTGAGCACTACAGTGAGGAATATCATTGGAGGTATATCGGCCATCGTTCCCCTCCTAGTGAGTCATTGTGGCGTTGGATTGAGGGCACGGAGCATACAAAGTACTGGCTTTCTTCTCCAAGAGCTCTCCGAGCGCCATCATATTGGCCTGAGGAGGTAGAGGTTATGTTCGGGGTTCACGTTCCGGAGCCATGGGAACTGGCTAATGCGGTACCTTTTTGTTTCCCCTATAAGAGGGAGAACCCAGAGTGGTATGGGCATGATGTATCTACATTAATATCTTTCTGTTGCGGCTTAACAATATGGGAGATTTCTAAAATTTGCGGCATTAACGAGCGTGCAGTCTTGTCGCACATGCAATCGGGCGCGAAAAAGCTGATGTCTATACCTAGATTCAAGCTTTGGGCAATGAATTTAGACTGGTCAGGGATTACAAACATAGCGTTACAGGGTGAGTCTCGAGAGATGAGGTCTAGATTCATGAAGGACATTCAGAATAACCCCCTGGGCCTAAAGAAAAGGGACGTAGACAAGGCAATGCAGTCTATTGTATTTAAATATGGTGTAGAATCGAGTATGACTCCCAAGCGTATTGAGCACAGGCCGATACATAAACATGTTATTATCTGTGAGCCGAGGTGATTTATGGCAGTTCTTGATATCTTAAGAAACATTTTGGGTGTGGGAGAGACCACAAAAAACATCATGAGGATTGCTGGCAAGCCAAGTGACGCGCAGCGTGAGCAAATCCAAGAGTACAATAAAAGAGATCGTCAAAACAAGCCGGTTCGGCAGCAGCGTTCTCGTCCTGTAAAGAAAAATTACAATGACTCTAGTGTTTTTGGTAATGCCATTAAGGATATCCCTGCAGGCTTTATGAGCAGATACAAGGCGGGCGAAGTAAAAGGCAGTCCATATGGCATGGATGCGGCAACTAGAGCAGCAGAGAAAAGGGCGATGCAGAAGCAGGGAGAGCAAGCCCGTATTGCCCTTGGAAGTAGGGATTATTCTAGCCGAGGCCCTGCAGGCGCGGCCAGAAAGATGGCAAAAGCAGGCAAGTTGATGGATCTCGATGGGCCATCGAAGGTTCCTGCTATCAAATCATTTTACGAGGATGACTAATGGGACGCAGTAAATTTGAACCAGACGAGTATATTGAGTGGTTGGAGCGTGTTCCAGAGGAAGCTCGGAACAAAATGGCCATAGTATTTAGCAATGTGTCGATAGAAACGTATGAGGATGTCATTTCGTTCTCCCAAAAGGTAATGGTTCAGGTTTTGTGCGGAAATATCCCTCCTGTTGCTGCAGATGCGGCAGTAAGATGGGCGGAAGTTATGCTTGCATCTTTTTCAGCAAAAGAAGCTTCAGCGATGAACTCTGGAGAGACATACGTAGAGCTGCTTGATGCCTTAACCACTGTTCAGGACGACGAGGTTTCGGCCTCATATACAACTATAGAGGCGGAATATGCCGAAGCGGTCAACGAATAAGCCTAAAGTAAACCCAACTCCGAGCGCGATGCTTAGGGCATACGGGCAGATACAGGACCAGTCCACGGGTCGTGCGGTAAATTTTGACCCGTATAAAATCACAGACAGGCTTCAGTCTACGCTTTTGTCGTATTATTCTGATCCCCCAAAGACTGCAGATGGTCAGACAAAGTGGTTAGTCCTTTTGGGCTATCGTCAGGCTGGAAAATCTTTGACCGCGGAGCTGTGTGCCTATGCCAAGACAGCATACACACCAGGCATGGACCACGTATGTATTGCGGACACAAGGGATCGCGCAGAGTATCTTCATCGGAGAGTTCACTTTACGCATGCTCGGTGGCCTGAGCAGTTGCGTACATCCACGGCTGTCACGCGAGAAGTGCGCCAGCTATCTTTCGACCCCAGCAGAGGTGGTAAGATGCGCGTTTTGTCAGGTGAGTCTGGCAGTGTAGGTATTGGTCAATCACCCGATTCGTTTCATGGATCGGAACTTCCGTTTTGGTCGGACCCCGAGGGTCAGTTTTCATTGATTTATCCGTCAATGATTAACAGAAACCACTCGTTAATGGTGCTGGAGTCCACCCCTTTGCATGCGGGAGACTGGTGGCACGACCAATGCAACGACGCAAGGGCTGGTAGTGGCCGATGGGTGTACGCTTTTTTTCCGTTTTGGGACGGTAAACTAAACCGAAGAGCGTGGGGCAAAGATGAAAAGCTCACCTTAGAAGAGCTTAGGCTGATTGAGAAGTACGGAGAAGAGGGCCTGACAAAAGAAAATCTTGCATTTAGGCGCTTTATGATGAACACAGACGCACAAATCCGTAGAGACCCTGCATTGTTTAGAGTGTTCTATCCGTTTGACGACACCTCTTGTTGGATCTCCAACCACAGAGCAATTTTTAATGAAGGCTTGCTTGAGAGGCACAGAAGTAGAAAGATGGAGAAGTGGTCTCCTTCATACATGGAGTATGAGCCACCTGAAGAGGGAGCAATTTATGTCATCGGAGTGGACCCAGCAGGGCACGCAGCACGAGACCATGCGTCTTTCCAAGTGGTTAAAGTATATGAAGGGGAGTGGACACAAGTTGCTTGCTATGCAGACCACACCGAGCCCATCCTCTTCACTCAAAAGCTCCTCGAGGCCGCAGAGAAATATAACCGAGCACTCGTCGTCATCGAGTCAAACGGAGTCGGTGCCGCAACCATTGCACTCGCTAAACAGGCAGACTACAAAAACTTATACTACGAGAAGCCCTACAAAGCAGGGCTCACAAGTACCTCCAAAAAGCTGGAAGAGATGATCGGATGGCTGCAAGATGCGCTACTTGACGAGCTCGTGCTAAATGACGAGGACACATTTGGTCAACTATCGTCATATCGGCACGACAAAAGAACAGAAGCGTCAGTAGTTTCGGAGATGCTGCGTGGCTCTGTAGGCCCAAAGAGACGTGAGCGTCATCACTGGGATAAGATTTCTGCCCTACAGTTGGCGGTTGTTGGCGCAAGAAGGGTGCCGCAACGCCCCAAAGGCTCAATCAGCAAAGGCAGCGAGGGAAATGTTGTTTTATTTAAGGATTTGACTTGGAACCAGTTACAGGCGTATAGAAAGGCTGACGGTTCTAGCGGCAAGAAGCGCGGTAAATTGCGCTACCGTTCCGTTAGACGGAGGAAGTAATGGAAGAAGACAAGCTTGGGTTTGACGGGTCTCCACAGGGCTTGCGGCAGCTTACTGCCAAAGTGACGGGAGATGTTCTTCGCAAAAAAAATCAAAGAAGTGCCGCAGCAGCACACTTTGGTGTTCCTGTTGAGCAGGTCGATGACCAAATGATTGAAATGTTTACGTCTATGAATGAATCTGGAGCATGAAATGGATAAGCTGAAGAAAAAACGAACGGAGCTTGCTAAAAAGCTTTCCGGAAAATACGATGACGTAGAAGAATTTGAGGCGGCTGGCGGAAGCACTGAAGATCTTCCAGGGTCAGTTTCTATAGGAGATGTGAAGGTCGCTTCGTCTCCTGTCGGAGGGGAGTCGTTTTCAGAATCTGTAGATTCTCGCCTCAGAAAAATAGACAAGGCTGAAGAGAATTTAGACATGACGGACAAGAGATTTAGAGAGGACTTGCATCCATATGGATTAGGAGAGTTTGAACCAGAATTCGGTCCAGGAGGAGGCATTTATCGCAAGCTTTTGGAGCTGGAACAACAAGGGGCCATGAAGCTTTCTGACGAATTTCGAGTCGCCGCAGAAAAAGCATTGCGTAAGACTGAGGAATCCTTGAAGTTTATGAAAGAAAGGGGAATGTATCCAAAGGTTCTGGAAAATAAAGATACTGTTCAAGCGCAAGATGATGTTGTTTCTGAATATAAGTACCTTCGAGATTTACAAGACTTATCTAAAGACGTATATGAACTGACCCCGTTTGCTCGTCGAGCAAGAGAGTTCAGCAGAGCTAATCCAAATAAACCATACCGTGAATCTGGCGGAGAATAAAATGGATAAGATGAGAAGCAAGCGAATGGAGATCGTAAAGAACTACTACGCCAAAAAGTCTAAAAAGAAAGACAAGAAAGGCGACAAGGGTGACGATAAAGCCTACGATCATCAAGACAGTACTATTAGTAGGTCGAAAAAGAAGAGTGACAAATAGTCATGGATAAAATTAAAGCCACGCGCGAAGGCATTGCTAAAAACTATTTCCTTAAAAAAGCAAACAAGGGGATGGAGAGAAAGGGCACAAAGGGCGAGTTTACCGCCAAGGCCAAACGCGCTGGTTTTACCAAAAAAGATGGTACAGGCAACGCTCAAGCCTATGCAAAACATGTTCTTGCAAACAAAGACAAGTTTAATGAAGAGACAGAAAAGCAGGCTCAGTTTGCATTGAATATGGGCAAGATAGCAAAGCAGGGGAATGATTAAATGGGCCTAACGCATGAACAGATTCAGGGGATTGTAAAAACGCATCAAGCGAAAGCGGGATCTGAGCGTCAGAGATGGGACTCTTGGAGGCGATGGTACTTAGGAGAGTATTGGAATAATGCCTATGATGCCCCGACCGGAGCGTTCACGGCAGAGACTGGAATTGATGACGATAACGTAAACTTCGAGACAAACTATCCGTATGCATACATTGACACAATGGTAGCAAACATTTGTCCTACAAATCCTAAAGTTACCGTTAGTGCTCGACGAAAAAAGAACACAGAATCAGCTATGGTTCGAGAGGCTTTAATTAACGATGTATTTTATAGGCAAAAGCTTCATGCGGACCTTTGGCGGCTATCTATTGGAACAGCCATCTGTGGTCGCGGGTTTATTAAATCTGTTTGGAACTTTAAGCGAGAAACAGTGGAGTATATGGTCGTTGACCCTAGGCACATCTTTTTTGATATGTCCTCCACCCGATGGGAAGATATTCGGTATCTGGTTGAAGTTACTGTAATTACTAAATCAGAGTTTCAGAGTCGAGTAAGAAAGCCGGGCCGGAAGGGCGGTTACTACCCGAAAAAGGCCTCAAAAGACGTTAGCTTTGGTGGATACCCAAGTTGGTTGAAGGGCTATGGTGGCGGCGGGAGCATGGTGAACAATGCGTCTAGAGACGTGTATAACTGGGCAACCGTTTACGAGTTTTACGATTTTGAAAACAAAAAGTATTATCATATTATGGACGGTGTTGATGAGCCTTTGTTTGAAGGGGACTTGCCGTATACGTACTGCGATAACCCCTTTGTAATGCTACAGTTTAATGAGAACATGAAAGACCTTGGTGGCCTTTCTGATATTGCGCTTATTTCTAGCTTGCAGCAGCGACTAAATGAGCTGGACACACTGGAGCTCTGGCATGCACAGTCGTCAATTCCTGTTACTCTTATTCAAAGCGGTCTGGTCGATAATCCAGAGCAGGTTAAAACGGCCATTAGAGATGCCGCAGAGCCTGGATCGGTAGTTGATGTCCACGGCAAGGCCGACGTGCCTTTAAGGGACCTTTTTGGCGCGACACCGCAGCCTGGGCTTACCCCAAGCTTTGACAAAATGCGGGCTAGGGCGCAGCAGGTCATTGAGTTTGTTTTGGGCGTTCCGCAATATAGTCGTGGTGTCGTCGGTGTTACTGACGTTGCAACAGAGGTTGCACTCGCAGACTCTGCCACAAGGACTCGAAATGGAAGAAGAATCAAGGCAGTCAATGACGTAATTGCTCAACTAGCAATCAATACAATTGCTTTGTTTGAGGAGTTTTTAGAGCCAACAAGTCAGATTGCAGCTCGTGTTGCTGATTCTCGAGAGCCTGTTGTTATTAGCCGAGAAAACATCGGTTCAGCAGAAGCAGGGGGGTATGATTATGACTATGAGGCCATTGCGTACAGTCCAGCAGAAAATAACAAGCTGGCGCAGCTTAGGAGTATTCAGTCATTTTTGCCAGTTCTGATGCAGGCTCCAAATGTAGATAAAAACAGGCTAGTGTCTAAGCTTTTAGATTTATTAAATATGAAAGACCTTACGATTTCGGAAGAAGAAATGCAGCAGAAGCAGTCAGAAATGGCCGCCCAGATGCAGCAGGTGCAGCAAGCTCCGCCATCGTCAGCAGCCGCAGAGCCGTCACCGGACACGATTGCTACTGGGGGGATGCCTCCAGGTCTGGAGCCCCCGTCCGCTCCTTCAGAGGCTGGTGGTCCCGGCAGCAAGTTGCCTAATGAGTTACGTGGAATTTTGGGGATATAATGCCTTTATATGACATCAGATGTACTGGAGACTGTGGCAAGAGCGAAGTGTTTGTGCCTCTTTCACAAATAGATTCTATTCAATGCGCATGTGGAAAACCTGCAGTGCGCCTTGTGTCTCCGGTAAAAACAATTGGAGCAGTGTTTGATAAAAAATTATCTTTTGGCTGTCAAACTAAGAAGTCATTTGAGACTAATGCAGAGTATCGTCAGTACAAAAAAGACAACCCTAATGCCGAGTTTTTGAATAAAGACTCAAAGAAGTATCGCGATCATTACGATAAGGTTAGAAACCATTGCGACAGCCAAGCAAAAAAGCAGGGGTTTCGCGACCATGAAGATCGTGGTAAGTTTCTCAAGAAGCGAAAGCATACGGCAAATCATTGACTGGATTTGTAAATTAATGTATTTGAAGACTGGAGCATATTATGGCGTATAATGAAGAAATGGAGGAGTCTGAGGAAATGTCCGAAGAAGTTTCCGATAAGTCTGACAAGGACGAAGAAAAAGAATATTCTCGAGATGATATGATCGAGTGCTTGATGAAAGAGGCATCCTCCATCGAAGAGGCTGAAAAGAAAATGGATGAGTATGGATGGGAGCTTGTTAAAAAAGAAGGCTCCGAAGACATGAAGTCATCTAAATTCGAAGACATCGAAGAAGAGCTCGGAATGAATCGCATGATGCCGAAGGTAAGTGTTATCCGACTATCTGCTGCTCGTAAGGCCCTTAACAATAAGAAGGGAAAATAAATGAGCGAAGAAACCACCCAAGCTTTAGAGGGGGCCGCAGCCGAACCGGTTGTTGAATCTTCTTCTCCTGCTATTGATTCTGACGCTACCCCGGACTCTGGGGCGGTTCCCTCTTCTGTGGGGACAGAGACTGAAGTGGCATCTGGCGGCCTTGAAGAAGCAGCCATTGAAGAGCCGGTACTTCCTGAGTTTGACTTTGAAGCTTGGGATGGCGGCATCGATGATTTGCCGGACATGTATCATAATATTCATGGGCGAATGGAGTCTATTTACAATAATAAGTATTCTTCTATTGAGTCGGAGCTTGATCAAATGCGTCGTCTAAATGACGCTTTAATGGTCGGCGAAGAAGACCCAAGAGTATCTGAATTTCAACAAAAGCTTGAGGATGCCTTGTCTGCACAGCAGCAGACCTCTCAAGAGTTTGAACAGTATAAGCAGCAGATTGAGCAGTACGAAATGCAGGAGGCCTCCGATTGGGCCGACAACTTTGAGCGAGAGCACAAAGACATTTTTGAAAACTCAGAGATGAGAGAAGCTTTAGGGCTTCTTATTCAGAATGACTGGGAGCCCGATTCTGCTGTGAAGATTCTTGGCTTGAGCGAGGAGCAAATGCGAATTGCTATCGAGTCAAAACGGGATGGCGTTCCCGATAAATACGCAATACGGTTGGCAGAGAACGCTGTTAGGCAAGCGCCGAAAGCGAATCCTCGTCCTGCGGCGAAGATCACCTCTGGAGCCACCACACGTTCATCACCTGAACAGCAGATGATGGACATTAATGAAACGTCAACGTTAGATGACAAAAGAATGATTGTGGCTCGTAGAGCACTCAAAAACGCTAGGAGATAGAAATGCCTACAGTAGGAACTGGAATCAGTCCAGATGTGTTGGCTACCGCTCTACAAGAGCTTATGCCTTCATACTCTGAACTTTTTGCAACATGGCACCCGGTATTGGACCGTGTCATTAATAAAGGGAACATGGACCGCAGCGTCCTCAAGGGCCCATTCCGTGAATTTGCGGTTGTAACCGGCGGACCAGGTACCGTTACTCAAGTAGTAACAGGTTCTGAAGTCATCGCGGGTGGCCGTAATCAAAACGCAACACGCGGTGATACATACGCACCTCGTTTGATTTATGCGTTTGACGTTCCCGGTAAGGACCTTGCAGAGGCCAACGGTGAGATGGACCTTGCGCGTATTATTCAACATTACCCAGAGTTAGCTCTTGCTGATTTCCACGAGCGAATTGCAGAGCAGTTCTCACAGGGAACAGGCCTTGGAGTGGGTGGCTTCGCTACTCTTAACGGAGCAACGACTTACAGCCCGAACGGTGCTGCTCGATCTGGCGCAATTAAGTTTGCTCCACGCTCTGGTGGTGGCTCACAGGAAGCCGGTGGTGCTGCTGTTGGTTTGTCTGACCTTCGTTTCGGCCTTACCTCTGGAACAACTGATGGGTGGTACAATCAATTCGCAGATATTCCGGGTGCTGGTTTTGCTGCTTCTAATGGTCGTAAATTCATGCGCGAAGTTTATTACGCAGCTTCTCGTCAGATGAAGACCATGGGTCCAGTTGACCTTCTCCTCGGAGATGAAGCGTCTTACCTTAACTACCTTGACAGCCTTGATTCACAGGTACGCATCATCACTGATTCGACCAAAGAAGGCGATCGTGCTCCACGCAAGATCCAACAGGGCGTTAAGTTCCTCGATGCAGACTTCTACCTTGAAGACAGCATTGATATTACAAGCGCAGCGTTCAACCAGGGCGGAGCCCCAGGGCCTGCTAACGATGGTGTCATTTACTTCCTTAACACCGCAACATGGTACGCATACACGCTTGGCCATGATGCAAATCGCGAAACTAAGGGTGACTTCTCTGTACGCGGACCATTCCGTATTCCAGAGCAGGACCTCTTCCGTTACGAGATCGTGTTAAATATGGGCATCCACACTAACCAACTTCGTGCAAACGGTGCTGTCACCGGTGGCGCAGTAGCTTAGGAGGCTAACATGTCTGGATTTACAACAGCCGCTGGTGTCAGCGTTACTCAAACGACAACAAGTCAACAGGCTCCATTGGGATTCCAAATTACAGTTCCAACTGCTAATAATGGAAACGCTGTGTACACATATGTGCGTGCGGCAAATCCTATTCCCTACGGAATCACCTGTGCAAAGGTTCCTGCAGCCGCTGCATCAGCCACCTCAGGTCTGGCCGGTTACGACTTTGCTGACCTTGCTACGGCAGCAATGGCAATGGACCGATACGTCGGTGTTGCTCAACAAGTCCCAACAGCAGCGAATCCTTCTGGAGGGATTCCTGCACTTCATTACGGGTTTGTTCTTACCCGTGGCGTTGGTGTTGCGGTAGTCAATAGCGCATCTGCGGCTAACGACGCACTTGTTGTGCATACTGCTGGTGGTCAGCTAGATGACGCTGCTGCTTCTGCAGCAAACACAGAAGTGGGCGTTGTCCTCGGTGACGCGATCGGAGCCGCTGGTTCCGGAAACGTATACGTTAATTTCGCTGGCTAATCTGTAGAAGTTACGACTACTTGGTGGTAGTGTAGGGGCGGTAGGTTTTTGGCCTCCGCCCCTTTTTTATGAGGTGATATATGAACTTGAAGGACATTAGAGAGGCAATGTACGCTCAGGCCGACTACGGCCCAAAAAATAGCACTGGTGCTGACGAGCGTATGAACAAGTTCATCAATAGGGCTTACAATCTTATAGCCCTTGAAGCACCGTTTCTTTTCTTTGAAGAAATACTTAGGGTCGCAACTCAGCCTGATGTCATTCCTGATGCGTCTAATACAGTATCTTTTGCTACGGACCTAACTTGGGATGTGGACGGGAACCCTATGTTTCCCAAGGGTGCTACTGGTGAAGTGTTGCAGCCCAATCCTTGGGTTATAAAGCAGGACCCTGTTGGTGCTGGAGGGACCTTAACTGACTGGCCAACAGACAGGTCTTGGGACGGGCGAGTTATTGAGATTCAAGACTCAAACAATGTGTGGCATAGAAATATTATTAGAACAGTTTGGAACGCTTCATATCCGCAGACTCAGGTGTCTCGTCCCTTGCAGTGGAATAGAACGACACCGGCTACTGGTAAAATATTAAGCTTATGGACTCCGTGGGATACTTCTAAATATGGCAGTGGGCCATTTAGATACAGGATTTACACGCAAGAGTATGCTCTTCCTGACGACATTATTGAAGTGCATAGCACGAGGCTTTGGAAGACAAATAACTCTTGGCCCATGTCGGTCGTCAGCCAAGAGGATGCAGAGCGTCAAAACATCTTAGACAAGCATACGGATGTAGCGAAGGGGATTCCAAGAGTTATTTACCGAAGGCAGCATAAGCAGATACAGGGGCCATCAGTTGCCCCTGATGCAGCGCTTTCGAATACGGTAGACTTCGGGCAGTATGATAATCCACAGAGCATTACTAAGTACCCAAGATGGAAGGGTCCTGAGCCTGCTGGTCAATTTGAGTACGTGATCACATACACTTGGGGAAAGAGGGACATTTGGTTTAGAAATCAAGGGCTTTCATTGTGGAACGACAACCCTTACGACTGGGCTAATCCAGAGTATGGATCTGCTCCTACTGCAGCAGAGTGGACCGACGGTGACGGAAGAAAGGGCGCGGCTAACAGGTCTCAGGCAGGGCGTAATCGTTTTAGAGAGCCCTTGTACGAAAGCGCCCCGTCTCCTGCGTCTACAAAAGTAGTGACAGTTAACGCCTCTGATACAGGCCAAGGGATTATTTCTGCAGGCGGCGCTGCGGTTGTCTTGACTCTTCCAAACATCCAGTACATGCAGGGATTTATGATGATGGGCTCTGGACCATTATCCTCTGGTCACAATGGGGCGTTTGTAGGAGATATTCCGCCTCAGTATAATGAGGGCTTTGTCAGGGTAAACTCAAGACTAAGTGGTTGGCATGTAAGGGTGTATAGAAGAAGGATTACTGCTGACTTTACAAACTATACCCTGCTAAACACAGGCACTCCATCGAGCGGAGTAGTAGAGCCTGGGCAGTGGGTAGAAGGCTTAAAAAAACTAGATCTTCCTAATGCGTTTTTTCTGTTAGCAGAAGTAAATGTAGATTGGGACAACCAAGGATATTTCATTGATGATGGCACCATCCTTCCCGACTATCACCGCAGGCTTCGTGATACGCACGGGTATCAGACTATCGGTATGTACCCTACTCCTAATGACAGATACGAAGTTGAGATCAGATGCATACGAAGGCCAAAAGAGCTCAAGGATAATCAAGATGTCCCGTTGATACACGCAGAGGCGTGCGACTTGCTGGTTGACCGGGCGCTTCAGTTGCTGTATGAAACTGAAGGTAATATTAATATGATGCGCCTCGCAAAGGGGCGGTATGAGAGAAACCTCGTAACACTTTCTAAACGGTATGGAGACCTTGCATCATCGGCGGTCCCTATGCTCAAACGCTTGTCTAGAGCCACCCCTGGATACAGGACAAGTCTAAGGTATCGTCAGTGGTGGAATACGCCAAATCAGTAGGAGAAGTAATGAGTGAATCTAAATTAAAGGCCGGAAACGTGCTTCGATATGTCCCGGAAGATGGCAGTATCGAAGAGTACATGTGCTGGGCAACAGTAAATAGGCATGGAACAACATCTGCTTGGATCCAAAGGTTTGGCTTGGCTCGACAGCTTGTCACAGAGGAGCATGAGCTAGTAAAGCAGTCAGAGCTTGTGTCAGGAGACACGGCTGCCTTGCTCAGTAAAATTAAAGAGCTGGAAAGTGCAGTTGAGGAGCTTCAAAAGTCCGCATCCAAAAAGACAACTGTAAAGAAAAAAACGCCGGTGAGCAAAAAGGCTACTCAAGCTAAAGACGGTGAATGATGTCAGATGAGCGTCCGACTAAACGCTCGGGCCTTCTCAACATCCGAGCAGTTACTTCTAAGATATTTTCTCCAGACGAGTTGGCAAATGAGATCAACAATATGTCGGAGACGCGCAGAAATACGCTTAGAAGCGTAAGCGGGCCTGCTCCGTACATTCCTGCGTATGGCGGAACTGCTCAACCTTCTTTTGCGGATATGAACGGAATCTTTCACGGTACTCTTCGAGACGGTCAGAAAGAAGCTCTTTTGGCCACGGCGCACAATGGAACTACAAGAGTATTGCTTGAATTTAATGGGTGGTCTCGCTCATGGAATGAGGCCTATGCATATGAGCCTAACGAAGAAAAATCTTCATTCCCAGAATTCCCTACACAGTTTGAGCAGTGCTCTAATGGAATTGTAGTTATCAGCCAACATGATGCGCGACCGCGGTTCTACGACGAAGACGGTCACTTTGCTCCTCTTGGATATGACAAGGTTCCAGGAGCCCCTTCACTTCTGGGGCCCGAGGGGGGTGTGAGGTTCACCTTTGAAGATGACGCTGATTCAACGCAAACATCAACAACCCCAAACTCTGAAGGGTTTTCTCACGACGCAAATATTTTTAGTCAATGGACTCCTAATTCTCTTTCTAGAAAGACGCAGATGCATACAGCGTTTGGCAGGGGTCGCATTGGCACCACATTTTCAGATGGAACGGTTGAGGGGGAGCGCGGAGCCAGTAAAGAAAAAACGTCTTTTTCTACAATCGCTCTTAGGAACGGCATATCTCCGGGCATATTAAGGTCAGCATCATATACTGGCGCTGTGCAATGGGTTGACAAGTACGGCAATCTTTCAGCCGTTTCACCGACGAGCAACACAGTTACGTGGCATCAGCAGTCAGCAGCAGGGCCTGAAAACATACCTGTTGGCACGTTGGTTGGTCAGGCGGCCTATGACAAAGAACAGTTAAGTCAGCCGCCCGAAAACCTGTTGAAGCAAATAATGTGGCAAAACGTTTCTGTTTGCCAAGAGCGCAGTTCGGAGGCGAAGACTATTGGTCGAAATCTTTTGCGCACAAGGGACTCGTTGAATCAAGAGTCCTTCAATACGCTTTTTCTTTTGCCCTCAAATGCAGACGGCGGGGTGTTTACTTTTTCCACTTTGCCGGACAACCAGAGTGAAATTTACATTGATAATGGCCCAGACGCTTGGCTTATTGCAGAGTCTCCAAAGGTTGTTCCAATGCAGCGATTTCGTCTATGCAAGCAGGCATTTGGAAGAATGTTTTTTGCAAACGACCCCAGTGACCCCGGCTTAGTAAGATATTCCATGAAGGGTCGATGGGGAACGCTCCTCGAGGACAACCTGTTCTACCCAGATCCGTCTGGAGGCATGATTACAGGAATGGCAACGGTGCAAGAGGGCCTGCTGGTGTTTACCGAGGGCTCTACATTTTTAATACAAGACACAAGCCAAGAAACGGGATTTGCCGTCACGACCCTCAGTAGGCAATACGGATGTGTTGCCCCGAGCTCAATCGCATCTATGCCGGACGGGACCACAATCTGGCTAGGGAAGCGTGCATTTTATGCGTACCAGAACGGAAAAGTTGCATATTTTTCTGAAAGTATCCGAGAAGAGCTGAGATACCTCAACACTTCAAGACAAAAACAATCAGTTGCTGCGGTGGATTTAGAATCTGGTGAGTACAGATGCTGGGTTCCGATGTACAGCAGTAAGGTAAATGACAAGTGTTTTGTTTTTGACTCAAGGCAGCCCAATACCGGGTGGCGCACTAGAACGGACATAAAGGCCTCGTCTGTTTGCGTTACGCAAGATCACCGCTCTTACATGCTGGCGACAGGCTCGGTGGGCACAGAGCCCAATTTAACGCCTTTTTCGACCTACCTTTTGGACAAAGAGGTGGCCAGCACAGTCTACGCACTGCCCGCCAGGACTTACACTATAGAAACAAACTGGCTGTTAAACGAAGCGCAGTACGATGCAAAGACACCAATTACGGTTTACATATGGATGTTGGAGACCTCGTCGCAAAGTCTTAATGTAAAGGTGTACAGGGACTGGAGAAAAAGTATCGTTCACACTGAGACCGTTAATCTGTATTACGAAAAGGACGTGCCTCCGTTTTACGGTACTACAAAGCTTGACTCTGGAGAGACCATCAGAAAAGCCAGACCTTACTGGTCTAAGGCAAAGGTATTTGTACCGGGATGTGAGGTTTTTAAAATCGTCTTAGAGTCTTCTGATAAGATTGAGTTCGTGGGTCTGTCGTACGACTACGTACCACACCCATCCGGCGGCGCGAGGGTTCAGCAATGAGTTGGAAGTTCCCAGAAAGCATATTAGGGCCCAATAAAGTCATCACAGAAGAGGGCCTCAATGACGGGTTTGTGCCTGCAGCCATGGAGGCTCAGGGCAGGATCAACGAGCATAACCTAAAGTCAGGAATAATAACCGGAACGTCTTGGGGTTCTGGTGGCGACAAATACATTCCAGATACAAACGTTGAGGCTGCCAACTTTGGGCTTGAATATGTGAACACAAGGGGGACGAACCAGACCGCGGCAGAGGGAGGTACTGGTGCAACTAGAGGCGCTTGGTGCGTCATTGATGATGTAACTGGACACAACAATACTGGAGATAAGCCAGAGCTGGATGGAGGCATAAGAATTGACCTCACTCCAGCGTGGTCAGTGCTGGGAGCAAAAGAACCTCCGTTTCAGCGACCTGTAGGCGAGACGACCCCCAGGCCGATGCAAGTATCGTTTTTTGCCGAAGAAAAGATGTCTTTGTGGATTATGTCTTCTTTCCAAG